AAATGCCAATAGGCCGCTGGCCCCGTTCATCATGGCGGTAGTAACCATCCCCATAACGGAAACGATGCTACCCCCAGCGGTTCTTAGGTTCGTTGAAATACGCGTAAGCACGCCTTCAGGGAAGGCCTCCTTAAGCGAGTTGCCAAGCTGAACAATCAGACCACTAGTAAATAGCGCGCCGCCAAGGTCTTCTTGACCAGCCATGCTTGCAAGCATCCCGCCAGTCATGGCCGCCCCCCCAACGGCTCCAAGCTTTCCGGTGGTGGTCCCCATAAAGCCGCCCATTCGCCCCGTGGACTTTATGCGCGATAGGCGCTCAGCCGCGGTGGTCATCTTCACCATGTCGGCAGTTGCTTTTCGCACCGATCCAGCGATTCCAAGGAATCCACTAATAACTTTGTTGAACGCGAATTTTATAAACAATGCGCCGATGACGACTCCAATAACGCCAGAGAGTGGACGCAAGGTTTGGAGAAGTAGATTAAATCCACGATATACAATTTCCAAAACAACTGCTAGAACCTTGAACGCCTCAATAAACGCAGACAACGTAACAGCGCCGATTGCTGAGCCGATATCAAGTAACGTTGGGAGCAGCTGATCGCGGATAGATGATATTACTGGCGTAAGACTCAAAACCACCCTGTCTACCGCAGTTGCGAAGCCGCCAAAATTTTGATCATACGCCTGCTTCAAAAGCCCGAGCGCCGCAATAATAAGCGTGATTTTAACCAGCATTGGGTTTGTGGTGGCAAAACTCTCCATTGCCTTCAGGGCAACGGTTGCAATAATGATGCCACGCGTCAAATCATTTTGCAAAAGCCCAGAGACAACACCGATACCGTCTCGCAATATCCTAAAGACATCGCCACCCGCAAAGCCCAGAGATCCAATTGATCCGCTTACGCTTGTAACTGTTCCGCTTATATCGCCGATAATCTTTCCAAAAATTGTTTGCGCCGTATTGGCAAACATAAAAACCTGATCGGTTATTTTCTTGATAATATTTTGAAAACCTTTGGCGATATTGCTAGCTGCATCTGTCTGGAAAAACTGACCAACTTCATAAAGCCGCTTAACCAACTCCTCGTAAAAGGGGGTGAAAGCGGTGGCGACAAGGCTTTGTGATGTGTCCGAAAGTGTGGTCCATGCTCCAACGAATGTTTTGGAGAAGTCCTTCATTCCCCCACCGAAGTCAGTCTGCAGACCAAGAATGATTGCCCTGGCGGCAGACTCGCCCGAAATCTTTCCGCTTGTCGTCAGTCGCCGAACCGTTTCAATTGCGTTATCTCTTAGGTCATCATAAAGTTTTTCTTGACCCTTTTTAACTTGGTCTCGTTGCCCTGAGCCGTCTTTGGTAATTTCTCGTCTCAACGCATCCGCGATGTACTTGTATCCTCCGATACCAGCGTTTGCCAATTGCATCATGTCGTTCTGGTACACGCGACCAGCCTGCTTCATTTGACCCAATGCATAGGTGATGCGCTGGAACTCTAGTGCGCCACCACCAAGCGCCGATACTGCGTCACCAATGGCGACAACGGCTCCACCAAATCCGCTTTCTGCAGCTTCTGACTTGTACAGAACCTCATCAAGGCTAAATCCAAACGCGCGCATCCTGAGCGTTGATTGGGCAAGTTCCTCAAATCGGAATGGAGTGACGTTTGCAAACTCGCGAATGGTCTCAACCATCCCCTCGGCTGCGGCCCCAGCCGATTCATACCCCAACCCAAGGTATTCCACTTGTTTGCCGGTGTCGCCGAATGCTTGAGACGCTTGAACCTGCTGCTCTTGGTTTACGAAGAGTCGGTTGAAGCCAACCTCGGTTCGCTCCAAAATTTGATTGAATCCGATGATGCCGCCAGTTAGGTGGTGGAATCCTTCTTGAAGCTTTCCTGCGACACCCTGAAGAATTGAGAAGCTTGTTGCGAGAACGGCAACCTGCTTAACTTGCCCAAGGAATGAGTCGCTAGCCGAGGCTGCGTTCGCAAATCCTCTCGCTGCGCCCCCAGCCTGTGTGGAAACTGAGCCAAGCGCTTGACCCATCCCGCGGAATCCGCTCGCATATCTAGGGTTATTGGCAGCCTCAAGGCGCCGAAGCATTGTGTGGAGCGCGGCTCCAGCCTTCGGGGCCGCGCGCATCTCTTTTTGCAGCTGATTAACAAGGCTACTAACGCCTTTGGCTGCTTGCCTCTGGCTGCCATCAACCTGTTGTCCGGCTTGAGCAAGATCTTTGAGTGCCTTAGTTGCTACGGGGGCGGTTCTGGATTGCTCGACAACCTGTTGATTTGCTGCCGATACGCCGCCAGCAGCTGCGTACCTGCGAATCGGCGCAGCAACGCTTTGCGCCACTGCCGTAGCAGGCGCGATCTTTGCGGCACGGCCAGTAGCAGACTTAACTGCTGAAATTTCTGCTTGAGCGTTGGCCATTGTCGCGCGAACGCGCTGAGAAGATGTTGCCTTATCAGATGCTACCGCATCCCGTGCAATCTTATTCTTAAGACTAGTAATAGCCTTGGCTTCAGTAACAAGGGCGCCGCGCGTCGCTTTCGCTTCTTGCGCAAGCCCCTCGGCCCTTCCGGCACCCTGCGCCATTTGATTGCGCGCAGCTGTAATTTTTTCCGTTAGCCTCTGAAAGCCCTCAAGGTTCTTAGCGCCTTCGCTAATTGTCTTTTTATCTAGACCGACCGCACCCAGCACGCCCTTTGGCATGCCCTTGAGGGATTCCTTGATCTCTTTGATTGCTGGGGCAAGGGCCCGGGCCTCTGCGGCTTGGGACTTGAGGCCCCTAGCGGCGGATTCGGCTCCCTTGCCAGCGTCAACAGCCCTACTTAACGAATTGGCAAAACCAGAAAGTCTTTGGCTATTCTTTTCAAGGTTACTAATCTCGCGCGTAAGCTTGGCGATTCTTTGGACGGCGTTATCTCCGCCCTGAACCGTAACGCCTATCGTTAGATCAAGCTTCTTCTGGTCTTCAGCCATTCTTGGTTAATTCCGCCTTCGCTTTTGCGTCTCCAAATGTTTGTAGCAACTGGTCAAATGATGATGTAGAGCCAATTTTCCCCGAGGACCCCGACGAAGGCGACTTTGACTGACGCTTCATGTCCTCGTCTCGCTTCTCTGCATACGATGCAAATTCCGCTAGCTGCGGAAGCGTCAGGTGGAGAAACTGCTGTGGGGTAAAACCAAATGCGTCAGAATATGACGCAGACAGTTCACCCCAGTTTATGCTTCCCCAGTCGCTTCCCCTTTTCCCCCAGAAGCCTCTTCTGCCGGGAGGAGGCCGCTAGCGCGAAGCACCTTCGTGACCTCTTCCTGCATGGTGTCCATCGTGAAGCGTTCCCCTACCTGATTCTCGGTAATCTCAGGCTCGGTCTTTTTGACCACCAGCCAAAGGATTCTTCGGATCACGCCAAAGCGAGCAAGATCAATCTGATCCAGTGGACCAAACTGATCCTCAAGCTCGGCAAGATCATTCAGGTTAAGGGCGTTCTTTCCCTTGAGTTCCGTTAGTGTTCCCATTTCTCTCCCATTGCAGCCCGTGGCTGCTATTTACATCTATGCCCGACCAGACGACATATGTCGTGCATTGGTGGGGGCAGATACAGTATACCCCTAGACGGGGTCGCCGTGGGGGCTCAGGAATCTTTGTGTGGGCTGGGAGCTTGCGCCCCCAGCCCACAAATTAAAACCCGAAGGCTTTAATTACGCCTCAATGAGGACGATGGTCGGCTCGGCCGTACCACCGCTCGTAACGGTAAGCGAGGTGTCCACAACCGCCATGAAGTCAACATCCTGAACGATGATGTCTTCTCGGGTGAACGGAATGTTAAGGCTCATCGTGTACGCCTTTGGCAAGTGGATCTTGACCGTCTTGGACGAGTCATCGGTCCGCTGGTGCGTAAAGCGCACGTAGAGTGGGCGTGGGAGACCGGCTCCTGCCGTGGTCGCCTGTCCCGAGCCGCCGTCAACGTCTGGATCAAACACGAACGAGCTTGTCTCGGCCGTGCTGATGAACGAAGCGGTTCCGTTGCTATTGAAGAAGTTCTTGAGCGAGTTTACGTTAAGCTCAACTTGACGCGCTCGCGCCTCAACCTTACCACCGAAGTGTGCCTTCATGATAGGGAAGTTAAACTGGCCGTAGAATTCGCGCTCCTGATAATTGATGTCAAATTCAACATCGCCAGCGATCTGACCAATCGAGAACACGGATGTGTAGCCGCCACCGGTGACGCCGAAATAACTCGCCGTCCCCTTAGCTCGGCCACTTACCCAGTAAGCGACTTCCAGTACGCCAGAACCAAGCGTAAGCATGTTTCTGTGCTCCTTGCTTTAAGACTTAATTAGGTTGTACCGAATAATTCTTCGGTATTCAAGTGCCTCATCGTCGTACCCATCTGCCTCATATACTTTGGAGCAGAGGTGCACTACGACGCCGTTTGGACCCGAAAGCCGCTTACGGTTGACCAGCGTGTCAATTCTTGCAGAGATCGTGTTAAGTTCAGTAGCGCTAACCCCACTGGAGATGAGGACATCTACTGTTGGACGATCCACTGGCAAACCAACATCCGCCGAGCCGCTAAGCACAGCAATCCGAATCGCCGGCAAGGTTGTCCTGCCGACATGGGTAATGGGGTACACCTTCTTATCCGTGTTTGAGCCGGAGAGCAACGTCTGAAGCGTGGCATCTCCACCTAACGCGGTAAAGAACGATTCGTACACACCAACCATATGCATACTTTACGCTCATTTGTTAAGTGAGCCAATAGGCTCCCGATCTACGCAGAAGGCTGAAGGCTGGACTTTACGCATAATTACTGTAACAATGTCCCGATGGCGGCCCCCAAGATTCCCAAAGATCTTCCTTCTTCGTCCGAAGAAGTTGTGGCGCTTTCTTATTGGAGGGGACATATGGACGCTAGGATGGAAGACCTCGGCAGACGGGTTGAGAGCATTGAGGGCAAGGTTGACCAGATCCACCGAGCGGTTCAGGCGATTGACTCAAAGCTGAACGCAAAAGAGGCCACGGATCAGCACACCAAGGGCCTTATCAGGTGGGCGTTACCAGACGGTGCCGCCGCCATTGCCATAGTCATTGCCGTAATCGCAGTAGCCACTAGGTTTATTCCCTAAACACTTTTTCACATTTTGGGTGGACGGGGGGTCTTCGCGTGTTGTATACTACCCTCTATGGGGCAGCATACAGCTCTAGGCCGTAGCCGGCCAGGGAAGAAGGGGGAACATGGGAAGCAAGGTATCGGCTCTAGACGAAATGAGGGAGATACAGTCAGGCAAGATGCGCGGCTCTCGATGCAGCATTGGCTTGCACCTAGGTATTGCTGAAACCGAGGAAAAGGACGCTCTCATTTCCGCACTAGACGATTTTGCGATTGACTCAGCAACTATCAGCTCATGGCTGGGCCGTAGGGGATATAAAGTTGCTCGGCACACAGTTGCCCGGCACCGCCGAAGGGAGTGTCAGTGCAAATGAGTAACCTTGATGAATTCAAAAAGATACAGTCTGAAATTAATGACGCAAAGAAGCCAGCGCGCAAGCACCCAGAGGGATGGGAGCCAGGAATCATCTGGAACGGGAATGAGGGAACGGTCACCACAATGGGTGGCCCCCTTGACAAGGCCGCCGACTGGTCTGCAGTGCTCAAGGTTTGGGGTCTTGACCCAGAGCACTTTGAGGTTGTTGAGCCGATCCTATTCAATGTCTGGGGCAACCCAGAAGGTGTTCCTAATCGCCAGTGGAAGGGCAAGGTTATCCGCAAGACCGTTGAGCGCGGAGTTGACCTTGAGGAAATCATTGAAGAAATCAAGAAGCACAAGCCAGGTAAGCCCATTGCGTTTGAGGGCTCAACCGCATTAGTGGTTGGACTCTCCGACCTGCAGATGGGCAAGGGCGAGGGCGGCGGTTCCGCGGGCATTGTTGATCGCTTCCTCGCTGGGATTTACGAAGTTGAGGCGAGGTGGAAGGAGTTGCTTAAGACTGGGCGACCACTAGACCGACTTGTTGTTCTTGGATTGGGCGATCTCGTAGAGTCCTGCGAGGGGCACTATGCGATGCAGGCGTTCCAGGTAGATCTGGATCGGCGCGAGCAGGTCAAGGTGGTTCGTAGGCTTATCGTCAAAGCGCTTACTCAGTGGTCAAAGTTCGCCCCGAAGATTATCGTCGCGGCAGTACCCGGCAATCACGGGGAAAACCGACAGGGCGGCAAGGCGTTTACGACGTTTAGCGACAACGATGACGTTGCCGTTTTTGAGCAGGTTGCAGAGATCCTCGCCGCGAACCCAGAGGCCTATGGGCATGTCAGTTTCTTCTTCCCGCAAGAAGAGCTCACACTAACCTTGAATGTTCACGGAACCATCTTGGGGCTTGCGCATGGGCATCAGGCTCGTAAGGGCGGAACAACTGCTGCGGCAAAGATCCGCACATGGTGGAAGGATCAGGCGTACGGAATGAGGGAGGTGGCAGACGCAACCATCCTAGTTACTGGTCACTACCATCACCTGTCAATATTGACAGAGGGAACGCGGACGCACATACAGGCGCCATCTCTGGACGGTGGGTCTCAGTGGTTTACCGAAACTTCTGGGGTGAAGTCAGCACCAGGCCTTCTGACGTTCACGGTAAGCGAACTCGGCTGGGATGACCTTCGGGTCTTACCCTGCCTTAGCGGCGCCGATTAAGTGCAGTAGAGAAGTGCTTTAGAAGGGCATTATTAAATATTTGAGCAAGGTCACGACCGAGGGCATCCACGGTCTGGCTTTGCTCAAATTTCTGTATTCCATCCTGGAAAAAATTGAATTTACTCTCAACGGCAGCAAAGTATCGCTTCCCAGTCTTTGGATCAACTGGGTCCGCACCGTATTTGATCGTTATATTACCGTTTTTGTAGGCGCGGCGCTCATAAATCGCGAACTCATTTTGATAATCGGTTAGAGACTTCTGTAGCCTGCCAGTCAACACTGGCGTACCCCTACCCCTGCCGCCCACGCTCCCCTTGTTGTCTTTCCTGCGTGGACGGGTCTTTGAGAATATTTCAGAAAGGGTTGTACCGTATGAGGACCCCCTCCCATAAATTATTTGATCAACTCTCCTTAGCGCCTTCTCTTGAACCTGTTCAATTACTCGATTTGTTGAGCTTTTCTTGGCGGCGTTTTGAAGCGACCTGAGAGCAGCCTTTACCTCTTCAAATCCCCTAGTTCCACTTTTCGCAAAAACTCCAGCCACTATTAACGCTCTACCCGCTCAGCCCTCACAATGACGTGATGCTTGAGGCTTTCCTGCTCAATCCCAACCACGGTATAAGAATATCCGTCAGCCGTTAGAACATCCGTTTGGGTGGGGCGGTCAGTTCCCGTGACAAACGGCAGCCAGAAGCGATATACCTGACGCTCAACTGGTCCCGTATCGGTTTGATTGTCCGTTCCCTGCTGCTGCTGGTAGTGACCCTTCTTTGTCCAAACAGTAGAGGTCGTAACGGTTGGGGTGCCATCAGCGGCATGACCAGTCTGCCCCTTTCGTGTCAGCGTTACCGTGGTTACAAATCCAGCAAGCGCCATTTAGCGCACCGATACAAACCGATATGGATCGAGAATGGTGCACGCAGCAGATGGGACCTGCAGAAGCCTTGCGGCACCGCCTGCTGGGGCATCTGAATACATCTCCATCTCGCCAACCCTGAGGCGAGAGAGTCCCGTGAGCCCCTGCTTGGCAAGGCTGTCCCTTGCAATCATGTCAACGGTCGTCAGGGCAACGGCATCTTTGATGTCGGTTGGAGTGTATTGATAGCCGTGGGTATACGTGAGTTCGGCCACGGGCTCAATAAGCCCGAGCGCGACAATCGCTGGGAACAGCGAATACGTCACATTAGCAAGGCTGGTTACCTCAACATACCCACGGTCGGCATTGACGAAAACATCATTCACAGTAAAGGCGGCATTCTGCAGGTTGCTCACATAGACCTTCATTGAGCTAACCGCAACAATTGGCTTTTCACGCGGGTAAACTCGCCTGCTCTTCTGGTTCCAGA